GCCCGAATGAACCTCGACGACCTCTTACGGCCGCTCACCACGGCCCTGCGTACGATGGTCGCCCGGGCGACGATCTCGCTGGTTAAGGACGCCGTGTCCGCCCAAACCCTGCAAGTCGAGGTCTTTGCGCGCGAGGTCCAAGAAGACGCCGAGCGCTTCGCCGAGTTCGGTTTCGCCTCGTGGCCGCCCAAACCAGACGGCCTCGGCGCAACGGAGTGCATCTTGCTCTCCGTCGGCGGCGATCGCGCCCACGGCGTCGTCGTCGCCACGCACGACCGCCGGCACAAGTTCACCGGCGCGCTGCTCGTCCCATTCGCTGAGGGCGACGCCGCCCTGCACGATAGCCGCGGTCAATACGTGCACCTGGCCGCTACCGGCCTGCTGGCCACCGCGACGCAGATGCGCTTGATCCCGACCGGCACGACCGTCCAGGTCGGCGGCGGCTCGACGAGTAATGTCGCGTTGCACGCCGGCATCGTTACCGCCGCGCAAGCCGGCCTCGCCGCCGCGCCGCCCGGTGATCCTGCCTGGACCGCGTTCTGCAACTCGCTCGTGGCCGGCGCCGGCAAAAGCTCAAAACTCGAAGCGGAATAATCTAACCACTAACCACTAACCACTAACCACTATGTCAATCACCTTCTCCGCCTACCTCGACGGCGCGCCCATCGCCGCCGGCGAGGCCGATACCTTTGACCCGCTGTTCACCCCCGACGACGAGTCGCAGTTGATTTACGCCGTGCTGGCCTCGCTCTTCTGCGATGCGCTCGCCGCCCAGGGCGACGAGATCCCCGACGGCTCAACCGACCGCCGCGGCTGGTGGGCCGACCAGTTCAGCGACCGCGCCGGCGATGCGTTCGGCTCGAAACTCTGGCTGCTCTCGCGCTCGAAAATCACCAGCGAGACGATCTCCCGCGTCGCTCGCTACGCCGAGGACGCCCTGGCCTGGCTCGTCAGCGACAAGATCGCTACCAAAGTCGCCGCCGTCGCCGTGCGCGCCGGGCAAGAAGCGATTTATCTGGCCGTGCGCCTCGAACGCGCCGCCCGCCCGACGCTCGAAATGCAGTTTGAAAACCTCTGGCCGGTGTAAAAATGTCCCTTTCCGGTTTTACCATTCCGACGCTCGCCACACTGATCAACCGGATCAGCGACGACCTTAACTCGCGCCTGCCGGGCGAGGATTCCCGCATCCGCCGCTCGGTCCTTTGGTGTCTCGCCCGCGTGCTGGCCGGCGCGGCGCTGATGCTCTACAAGTTCATTTCGTACATCGCCGATCAACTCTTCGCCGACCTGGCCGCCGACGCCTACCTCGACCGCCTGGCCGATATCTGGGGCCTCACCCGTAACCCCGCCGTCAAAGCGGCCGGGTCCATCACGTTCACCGGCCTCAATGGCTCGACCATCCCGGCCGGCGCCGTCACCCAGCGCCTCGACGGCGTGCAGTATGTCACCGACGCCCTGGCCACCATCCCGCCCGCGTTGACCGTTGACGTTCCGTCAACCGCCGTGCTCGCCGGCGACGCCGGCAATTGCGCCGGCGCAACCCAGGTCTCGCTAATCGCCCCGCTGGCCGGCGTCAATTCGGCCGCCCTGGTCAATTACGTCGGCATGACCGGCGGCCTCGATACCGAAAGCGACGCCTCGCTCCGCGCCCGCCTGCTCCACCGCATCGGCTACGTGCCCGGCGGCGGCACCGAGGAAGACTGGGAACAATGGACGCTCGATACGCCGACGGTTGACGTTGTGACCGCCTGGATCTTTCCCCTCGAACTCGGCCTCGGCACCGTCGTCGTGCGCTTCGTCAAGGAAGGCGTCGGCGTCGCCATGCTGCCCAACGCCGGCGACGTGGCCGCCGTCCGCGCTTACCTCGACACCGTGAAGCCGGTCACCGCGAACAGCTATTGCCCGACCACCTACGTCGTCGCCCCGACCGCCCTGTCGGTTTGGGCCGTCGCCGGCTTGTGGCCCTACACCGCCGCCGTCGTCGCCGCGGCCAAGGCCGAAACGATTGAAATGCTCGCCCGCGAAAGCGCGCCCGGCGCGACCATCTACAACTCACGCTTCCAGGAAGCCCTCGCCGCCACAGCCGCCCTCGAACGATTCGTCTTGCACGAGGTCAACGGCGTCGCCGGCGGCAACGTGGCCTGCGCCGCAAACGAACTGCCGTTTCTCGTGACCTTCTGGACCGAACTGAAAACCTTTACCATCATCGCCAGCAACACGGCCTGGATCGTCATCGCCCAAGACGATGTGGCGTTGCGCTACACAATCGACGAGGATGCTTATTTCACCGGCGCAGCCGGCGACTTCGCCGGCGGCGAACTGAACGACTTTTCCGACGCCTCGTCGGATAAGGCAATCTCAGCCGACGGCCTGCGCGCGTGCCTTGTTGACGGCACGCTCGACGCCGCCGGCGAGTATTGGCGCCTCGACCCCACCGTCGCGTGGGGCGTGGCCCCCGGCGTCGGCGCGACGTTTGATGTGCTGGTGCTCGCGCCATGACCGTGCGCCCCGTCGTCAGCGACGCCACCGGCGCCGATTATCAAAATCTGCTGCGCCGGCTCTTGCCGCCTGGGCTGTTTTTCCGCCGGCTGGGCGGCAAATTCAACGACGCGCTGCTCGGCCTGGGCGACGAGCTGGCCCGCGTCCACAACCGCGCGAACGATTTGTGCGACGAGGCCGACCCGCGCACCGCGGACGAAACGCTTGCCGCCTGGGAACGGCTGCTCAACCTGCCGTCACCCTGCAACCCCTACCCGCCGGCGACCGACGCCGACCGCCGGCTCGTGATCCACGCCCGCCTGACGGCCACCGGCGGCGTCAATGAGGCATACTTTATCGAGCTGGCCGAGAACATCGGCGCGACCGCCGTGACGATCACGTATCCCTACAAGCCCTTCCGCTGCGGCGTCAGCCGTTGCGGCGAAGCGCTCGGCCCCGTCGGCGCGAACTTCGTCTGGCAGCTCAACTGCACCCTGGCCGCCGCGCTCCGGCCCTATCTCGAATGCCTCATGGCGGCGACGAAACCGGCCCACACCCAAGTACAGTTTTTTTACGTGTGAGCCGTAGCGGCGATGCCAAGCGCGCCCCGCGCGCGGCCCGCCGCCTTCCCTATAGCGGCGCGCTTTAGCACGCCGCTGGAGAAAATAAATGCACGGAGTTGACAACCCCACTTCTGACCCGATTATGCCTGCGCCTGTGGCAAATTTAGCGATCGAGTATTTTACCGACGCGCTCGGCGGCACGGTCGTGCCCGCCCAGTACCTCAACATGGTGATGGTCGAGCTGCTCAAGATCGTCACGGATATCGGCGGCGCGACGCCCGACGCGACGAATGCCAACTGGAATCAACTCTACCAAGCCCTGCTCGGCGCCGCCGCCGCGAAGGCCGACATCGGCAACATGGTCGCCGCCGTCAACACCGTCTGGACACGCCTGGTGCTTGCCGCGCAAGACGGCCAGGCGAGCGCCGCCAACTCGGCTGTGATCGCCTGCAATCACGGTCACACCACCGGCGCGAACAGCGTGGTCGAAAGCTCCGGCGAGGGGACGGTTGTCCCAACGGCATCAGGCGTGTGCAGCCACGTGCAAGCGTCGATTGACGGCCTGGCCTCCGGCTCGCCGAGCGTAATCTCGGCAACCAAGGGCGACGCCGCCGGCAAATACGCCAAGGCCAGCGGCGTTTGCGCCGCCGTGCAGGCGTGTTTGGCGAACGCGGCGTTTGACGCCGAAGCGACGGGCGCGCAGAGTTCCGCGCTCGCCTCCGTCTCGCCGCTCGCCAGCGGCGCTCAGTCGCACGTCGCGGCCGCGAAATCCTCGGCGACGCACCGGGTCAAGGCGCGCGGCGTGCAGACGGCGGCGATCGCGTGCGAAGCAACGACCGCTGATTGCGACGTAACCGCCGCCGCCAGCAACGCCGCGGCGGCGGCAAGCAAAAACGCCACGGTCATCGGCGCGCAAGCCCTGGCGGGTGCAACTGATGCCGTCGTTGTTGGTGGCACAAATTCAGCGATCATCGCCAGCAAGGCCGCGGCTGGCGCCTGCTCGACCGCGGGCACGGAAGATTTTATCGGCGGCGCGACGAACGGCGTGGCGACCGCCAACAACTGCGGCGTGCTCCATTCCAACCTCGTCACGGCCGGCGCTAACAATAGCGGCGTTTACGCCAGCAAGGCCGGCGCCGGGATCAATTGCCGCACGACCGACGGCGGGCTCGGCCACGAGTGCGCGGCCGTCATCGCCGCGAACGCCGCCACGCACGACGTTGACGCCACTGGCGATCAAAGCGCCGTCATCGCCAGCCGCGGCGAGGGCGCACCGACCCAGGCGACCGGCAGCGAGTCGTTTGTCGCCGGCTGCCTCAATTCCGTCGCCAGCGGCGCGCAAGCGGTTTGCCTCGGCTCGGCCAACGCCGTCGCCAGCGGCGGCCAATCGCTCTGCGCCGCCACGTCCGCCGGCGCGGCGGCAACCGCGTCGCAATCTGCCGTCCTCTCGTCGCTCGGCGGTACGGGCATTCCGTCCGCGACGGCCCAGGCCGCAATGGTTGTCGCATCCGACGCCAGCGGCGGCAACGTGACCAACAATGTGCCGTTCTCCATCGCCGGCGGCCAGGGATCGCTCGGCGCGCCAGGTGAAATGACGTGGCGCATTCAGAGTGCGACCGGCCTCGGCTTCGCCGATGCCGGCTGGGCCGGCGGCGCGGCCGACTTCGCCGAATTTTTCGAAAACGAAAAACGTGGCGTGATCGAACCGCAACTGATCCTCACCCGGCGCGGCCGGAAGGTCCGCGTCGCGCAGCCGGGCGACCGGATGCTCGGCGTGCTCAGCGCGCATCCCCAGTTCATCGGCAACGACGACGGCCTGAACAACACCAAAAACCCGCGCCGCTCGCGCCCCGCCGAATGGTCAATGGTTGGACTCTTGGGGCAGCTTCCCGTGCGCATTGACGCCACCGTGCGCACCGACGACTTCGTTTGCCCGGGCCAAGATGGTCTCGGGACCAACGCCGGCCGCGTTGAAACGCGCCTCGAGTGCCTGGAAATCACCACGCCCTACGATAGTTCCAAGGGCTACGGCGTGGCGTTGTGTTTGCTGCGCTGACGGCGTGCTACAGCGCCACGCGAGGTGCAAATTGCTTAAAATCGATTTCGATCTAGAAAAATTCACCGCCAAGATGGACGCGTTGACGCGCAAACAATTGCCTTTCGCAATGACTCTAGCGTTAACGTGGACGGCGCAGAACGCGAGCGTTGCGCTACAGGGTAATTTGCGCGATCACTTTACCATCCGATCGTCCTGGGTTGCCAGGGGCATTCGCATTGAGGCTGCTCGTAAAAAGGGACGAGATCGCGCATCCAAGGTCGGCAGCGTTGACCCGTTCATGGCCCGTCAGGCACTTGGCGGCACGAAAAAACCGATCGGCAAAACAAAGATGCTCGGCGTGCCGCTCGGCATCCGTCGCCAGAAAACGGACATCATGCGGCCCTCCCGCTGGCCGGGTAAAATTCTGCAACGCAAAAGGGTCTTCGTGCACCGTTTTGGCTCGCACAGCGACGTTTTTATTTATCGGCGCACAAGCAAAAAACGCTATCCGATTATTTTGCTCTATCGACTCACGCCGAAAATTAAAATCCCGCCCAGTTGGGATATGTATACGCACGTTCGCCACATCGTGCGCGAAATGTGGGTCATCAACGCCTACGAGGCCCTGCAGCAAGCCATCAAGACAGCGAGGTAAAAAAATGCCCTTAATCAATAAGTCCCACAAGTCCGGCAGGTTTACGCCCCCCAGTATTTTCTGTCTGTTGCTGCTGCTGCAGCTCGCGGCCATGTTTTCCGCGACGCTGGCCCGGTCGCAAACCATCGGCTACTGCCGCGACGATGTGCTCGCCGACCCCTACGGCACGGCGACCGAGTGCCAAAGCTCGAACGGCGCGCAGCACTTCGCGCTGTGCAGCCCGATCACCGGCGCGTGCCCCGCGACGCCGATGGTGCTCCTCTCGCCGCAAGTTGAAGCGGACATCGCCAGCATCGAGGCAACGCAGCAACGGATCGACAAGGCGACTGACCTCGCCGTGCAGCAGCTCAACCGCGTCGCCACGCCCACCGAGCAGAGCGCGTTTGACGTGGCGAGCATCGAGGCGACTGCGCAGCGTCTTGACCAGCACGGCAGCTCGACAAAAATTGCCACGGAGCAAACGGCAACTTCCGCTCAGCAGATCTTCGCCAAGCTCGCGGAACTCGATTCGAAACTGCAAACGGTCGCTGATTGGATCAACGCTGGCAGCCAGGTCTTCGAGCCGGCGACAAAAACCAGTCAGGCGCGCGGCTCGATCCCCGCGACGCCCACCGCGTACACCATGACCTCGACCTCGGATTACTACTGTTACGAGGTGCCGGCGAGCGCAACGGAATGGCATTGCGAAAATGACGGCACGATCTCTGTCTATTGGGCCGCGTCGCCGAGCCTCGTTGCCGCGGCAACCGTGACGACCAGCGGCGCAACGAAGGGCCACTTCGTGCTGCCCGGCTACGGCATAACGCGCCGCCAACAGGGCGTGTACGTTTGCGGGCGCGTGGCCACGGCGCAGACAATTTACAACTGGACATGCAGCCATGACTATTAACGACCGCGATCCAAGCGCCGTTGAGTGGCTGGCGCTGCTCGCGTTCGTCTGCGCTTGTTTTCTCGGCGGGGCGCGAGCTTTCGGCCAGGGCGCGGCGGAGATGGACGGCGCGGAAATCCCGCCGGAAACGTTGATCTGCGATTGGTCTTCCGGCGCGACGATCTGCGCGGGGCCGGGCAGACCGACACTCACTGTCACCCGCTCCACGGTGCAGCAGTGCCCCGATTCCACGGCGCTAATCAGCGCGAGCTACATGTCCACGCCGATCAACACGGCTTGCGTCACGGCGGGAGCCGGGCTGCTGGTCGAGGGCCAGCGCTACAACTATCTGGGCTGCGCCGCGCTGGCCAACGCGGGTTGCGGCGAGAGCTGCGCGGGCGGGGATGTTTGTCTTAACCCTGATGTCACCGGCAACACGCCGTCGCTGGCCGTGGCTTCGTACACGTTCTGGACGCGCCCGGCCACGCAAACAACGCTTGACCTCGACATCTGCCAGGCCAGCGGCGGGACAGTGGTGATTAACGGCGTGACGCTCGTTGCTGGGTCCGTCTGCTACGGCGTGACAACCGTACCGGCGACGGGCACCCGGATTACCGTTTCGGTTTCGGCGGCGGTGCTGACGTTCACCGTGCGCGAGGCGCCCGACTTCTGGCAGCTCGAAAACGGCAAGCACATTTCCACGCCGATCGAGAACGTCGGGGCAATGGGGACCTCGACGTTCCG